GGTATTAAATCCACAAGTCCAACATAAGTGGGCATCAATTGCAGGGGCAAGGGGTGAAATTGAACATGCATCCGATCCACAACATGGGCATTTTGTTAAATTATCCATCTATTTTTTGTAATTTAGGAAATTTAAGTTTGGGTAACTCTGGTTTTGATTCTTCACCTACCTTTTTAAGTTTGGGGAGTTGTAATTTAGGTATTTGGAGAGGTACATTTACAGATACATTTATTTGATCCATATGCCCTTTTAATACTTCAGTCATTTTATCTTGACTAAAGTTTTCCTTAAGGAATTTAGTTTGTTTACGGCTGTTTTCAATATACTTTTTGTAGTGTTTGTAAACGTCTTTCATTGCTTTTGAGGCAACTTCAGTATTTACGTTGAACCATTGGGCTTGTTCAAGTAACCATTTATTAGCTGCTGATTTGTGGATTGGTTTTAATTCACCACCAAGTAATACGTTATATTCTGGGCGAATAAAATCAATATGGCCACTCCAATTAGTTGTGATTACTGGTTTACCTGTGATTGCTTGTTCAAGTAATGGTCGGCCAAATCCTTCACCTTTAGTAAATGAAATAAATGCTTTGATTTTAGGATCGTTGTTGATTTTGTTAAGTTCCTCGTTTGTAAATTCACCGTGTAGGATATAAATGTTTGGAAGATTATCTTTATTGTCAAACTGATTTCGAATGTCACGAATATGCTTAAGAATTTCTTCTTTATCTAGTAAACTATAGTCTACTTTATTGGTTTTTAAAAGTAATGCTGGTTTAGCTCCTCTACCTTTAAAGGTTTCGAGGAATGTTTTAATCATTGTAGCTACATTCTTTCTATCTTCACCAAAATTACCTGGTAACCAATGACCTGTAAATAGAAAACAGAAACTTTCGTCTATATCGGCAAGTAAACCTGATTTACTTTTTTCTTTAAAATATATACCTGTATCTAGACCTTCAAATAGAACTTCAATTGGTTTTTCGAGTCTAATTTCTTTTATAGGGTTTCCTTGTTTATCATTCTGTGTAATTTGAATTTGACTAAATGTATCTTTAGTAAATTGGGAAGATACAAGGTTTAAATCCATTCGATTCATTCCCTCAAGGAAATCTGGTGGCGGCACAGTAGATTCAATACCTGCAGTAACTCCAATATTATATTTGCCTACTCTTTGAAATTCATTGGGGATACTAATTTGCATCCAGATTTCAGGTTGTGACATCTGACCTTGTACATAATGTGATTTCAATGGGTCATCTTCAGCAAGAAAACCCCACGGAGTACTACCCCACATTTGTGGGAGGATTTTAATATCCCAATCATCACCTTTTGCTTCTATAAGTGAGCGGACAAAATCGCGCGAACGGTGTCCATATCCGCTAAATGTATCTATTGGACAACTAACTACACAAGTTGGTTTCATGCTAAAACTTCTTTTAATTTTTGTTCAAATTCAGGGGTATATTGGACTGGATTTGGGTTATATGTGGTGTGTCCTTCACCAACTTTTTCTATAGTATGTTTTTCTACAGGTGTCCAATTTTCAAATAACACATTAATATGATCAATGAAATTTTGGCCCATACCTTCTGCAGTCATTCTTGCTTCATCTGAAAGTAACCATTCTCTACCCTTGAGGCCCCTACGGTTAATTTCTTCTCTTCCTAAATTATAACATTTTAAAAGTGCTAAACCAGCATCTTCAATATCTACTTGAGTAGCGTAGATGTAAGGGGTAGGAGGAGAACCTTTTAATGAGCGTGTTTTAGGCCACATTGGAATAGCCCATTCACCATGTTTTTTATATTGACCATTGCTATTTGTAGGGAATTCAGTTGTGAAATTAATCCAATCACCATTTTCATCTTCAAAGCGCATTTGGTCTTGCATACCACCTTGAACAGGTGCAATCGCCATATTACCAGCCATAATACCTTCTGTAAGTGATAATCCCCAACCTTCGTTATCAGTCATCATAAATTGAGCATCTGCTAGATTATAGTAATAGTTAAGAGTTTTTTCATCACATTTACCATGGGTAAATTTGACTTTGGCTCTTTCAGGATCACAAGTAGCTTCAATAACAGCAGGTATATCAGTACCATTCCCATCAACTTTATCAGTGTGCATAATTAACATACAACGTTCTGCCTGTTCTTGGGTAAGTTGATCAGTAAATATTCTCCAAGCAGTAATTATATCACCCGGATTCTTACGGCGAATATTTCTGTTGTTCCAAAATGCTACAAAATCGTATTCTTTACCTTCAAAGAATTTTTCTTTAAATGTTTCAAATTCAAGATTATTAATTATAGGGTAGAATTTTTTCTCATCTATACCATGGGGAACATATTGTACCTGCCAATCTTCTTTTGGGTGGTCTCTAAGCACATTTTTAACCAAGTTTTTGGTTTGTTTCGAGATACAAAGGAGAAGATCGTCTGAACGATAAAAATCTCTGTTCCACATTGGGTAAGGCAAATCATCCCAAATAGTGTAGAAAATCATAGGAATCTTAGTTCTAATTTCCTTTTCCATTCTATAAAGCCAAGTCCAGTAACGAGGATCTGTAAAGTGGAGGATAGCGTCTGGTTTTTCTTGTTCCATCAATTGACGAACAATTTTATCATTGCCATAACCATCCCATGGGATAACTTTTACGTCGGAATCAGAAATACCCGCAATATCGTTGATTTGGGCACTTAAATCAAATGCTTTACCTTGTTCAGGATGTTTGATTGCTGCTCCTAAATTAACCCAGTTAAAGTGATGGGCTGTGTTTATTACAAATTCTTTTGCCATAGTGCCTATTCCACTATGGAGGCGAATATCATCGCATAATAAGAGGATTTTTTTCCTTTCCTCTTTAGGAATATAACCTTTTTTATTTATTATAACGGGTTCTCCTATCTTTTTTAGTTTAGGAAGTTCAATTTTTTGCATGTAACCTTTATTTTTAATAATTTATAAACCACTACCGCTAACGGTTAGATTAGTATGTGTATGAAGTTGTTTTGCAAACTCCTCATTAGTTAGATATAGATGTATACTCCTATTAACTAATTTTTGGAGGTTAAATTTTTGTCTAATAGAAGCAACTTTAAAATCTTCGAAAAGTTTTTCTTCTAATTTTACGGATGTAAGTTTTAATGCCATGTCGTATATGTTTATCTATACATATACATAAATTATATTTCCTTTGCCCTTTTAGCGTGTTTTATTGCCTCTTTTACTCTAGGGTGTTCTAATAATTCTAATTTTTTTTCTATATCTTCCCCATAAACATTTGTTTTGGTTAGTTTTTCTATTACTTCTGGTTTAAGAATAAATGGTTGAGGGGTATGGTGAGGAATATTTTCTTCTTCTATTTGTTTAACCATTTCATTCAAAACCATGTCATGAGCATGGTCTTCGTCCCATTCTTCTTCCTCAGGTATATGAGGTAAATCATTAGGGTCTGGGTCCTCCTCATGAATCAATGTTATATTTTCTTCTTTCATGACTTTTTTTAGTCTTAATTGTTCAAAGGCAAAATTTGCTGCAATAACAAGTGCAATTGCAAGGGGGTCAAATACAAAAATTATGATTAATAAAAGTACATTGATAATCTGGTCCATAGGTTTACCTGTTAAACCAGATAAATATTTAAGTGGGCCAAGTTCGCCAGCTACGTTGTTACTGCTAGTTACCTCAACTATTTTAGTTTCATAGTCAAATAACTGTTGATTTAGGTTATCCACCCTGGTGTTAATTTCAGTTTGTCTTTCGATTGCTTGGTCAAGTTGTTTTTCTAAAGCTCTTCTTGTTGATGAAGATGTTGTCGTTAACACATTACCTAATGTGTCAGTATACTGTATTATATTGTTAGATAAACCAGACCTCAAATCACTCACCGCCCCATTAATAGAGGATTTTTCATCGCTGTATATCGCAAGCTGTTCCTTTACGTTATTTCTTTTAGTTTCAATAAGAGCTATTTGAGCATCTATGTTACCTGCTAAGGCTGCAGTTTCTTGGTATGCTGCTGATAAAAAGCCATAAATACCCATTGAGGTTATTAAAATTAAAACTAAGCACGCAACTGAAAGATAATATTTTAATAATCTAGGGAGGTTTTCTCTATATTGGTAGAGTAACGATGCTATTACTAGTTTAGCTACTTCAAGTGAAGCAGCCATTACTATAACAGCAAATGCTGCCCCAGCAAACAGCTTGCTTAAACCACTCACAGAGTAGAAAGCAGCTGATGCTGAAACAGAAAGGGCGGATAATGCTATTATAAAAGGAAATATCCTAGTTTGTAGCTTTTTTATCACAGAGTTCAGGTTTATCATTGAAAGGACACCATTTACAGGCTTTATCTGAGGGAGTCTTAGTATACTCCTTCATATTATACGTATCATCCTTAAAACAATCCTCAATAAATGCATGGAGATCACGGGTTACACGGTTCATTGTAGTTTTACCTGAAGAAGGAACATAGTACTGAATACGGCTAGCAGATGCAGCATATTTGGGGTTTTTTGGTATTTTACGTTTTACTATAAAATACTTACAATCGATTTCTTCTACAGGTATATTATATTGTTCTGCAAAGTATTTCTTATATAACACCATTTGTGCCATTTTAATTTTATCCTCTTTATCCCACTTCCCCCAACCTCTAGTAGAGGTTTTAATATCCCATATACTCACTTTTTTAAGATCTTCATCATAAAAAACTAAATCTAACTTACCATATAACATAATATTAGGATGGTCTTCATGAGGAGGAGTTAATATAGGCATCTCCACCCCAAGAAGTCTAGTTCCACGTTTGGTAAAATGCATTTGTCTTCTTTCAAGAAAGAAATCAAGTATATCTAAACCATCATTTACAAATTCAGCAATTTCCTTTGGTGTAGAAAAGTTACTACCAATTTGTTCTTTATAGTCCTTATACATTTTTAAGAAACGTTGTTGAAAATCCTCATGTATAGGAAATTCATCCGCAGCTTTAATAGATTTATTATACATTAAATCTAAATATTCTTGCAGTGTTTCGTGCATGGCAGAACCAAATGCTAAATGAATATTAGGGGGTTGTTTAAGTTTATCAATATACATTAACTTCCATTTATGGGGACATGATAACCATAAAGAAAGTTGTGTATAGGAAACCATCTTATACTTTTCGTAATCCATTTTAGGGACTACTGTATTTTGGATGTTTTCTAAAATCATTTGAATTTACCTTGTTGGACTATTTGGCCTATAATACCATATACACTAAGGTCTTTGAGCGTATCTTCTATAGGTTCCCCTACTGTATCAGGTTCCCCTAGAACAACCAAGTTTTTTAGTCGTTGTATTTTATCGTTGATTCTAAACCACAAACCTGTAAGTGCTAATTTAATATCACCATCAGTTTCAAGGTTTGTTCCTACATTTATGTTTGAAGTACCGTAGTTGCGGTGTTTTTTACAGAATAGAACATATTGTTCCATCATGATTTTTTTATACTCTGCTGTTAGTTCAGGGTATTTTTCTTCACACCATTTTACTGTGGCATCATCTTCTGGAGTAAATTCTATCATTTTTTTAGTAGTTTTTTAATATCAGAATCCTGAATTCCCATATGTTTTAACATGGTTTTGATTTCTTTTTTTTCAAGAATACCCAAATATTCCTCGGCTTGTTTCTCAGAACATTCTAAATATCCGCTAATCACAGCTATTAAGTGTGGATTAAAAGGTTTAATTTTACTCCCCTTAATCCATTTATTATATTTGAATTTATTATTAGTCATATTTTGATAATATTTAAATGATTCTTTAGGTTTTGGAGTATAGTGTTGAATCTTATTTACAATATCTAAATAACTAGAATTAAAACTTAGTGCTTTATTAATTATAAAAGTATTATATGTTTTTTGTTCGTCCTCATTTAGATCTTCCCATCTAATTTGTTTATTATGAACTAATTTTAAAAAATCAAAGGGTGTCATTAGGAAGGAATTCTTCGTTTACATGTCCACATTTATGACAAGCATAAACGGGAATTGGGATTAATGCTGGTTGTCCCGTAGGGGAGAGCATTGGGGATAACTTACGCATAAGAGTAACTTGAGTAAAATGTTCTCCCCCACATTCATCACATACTACAGGTGTAGTTTGTGTAATATCAATATTAAATTGTTGTTGGCTTGGATCCATTATCTATAATTTTTTGATGGTTTTTTAAAACGAATTTTATGATGACGGTCATATTTGTTATTAAACCACTTATACCATTCTTTAAATTGCTCTATATTTTGTTGACTTGAATTTACACTCATAATTTTAATAATTTATTTAACATAGCGGCTACACAAA